TTCCAGTCTTCTTCTAAAACAATATAAATATCTTTACTAGTATCCATAATATATGGAACAAAAAGAGTTGATGTCATACCATCAGATGTACAGTTAGCTTCTGTTAATGTAATATCTGAGAAATTATCTAATCGTGGATTATCTTTATCCTCTAAGTCGTGAACAAGTAAATACCACGCAGATGCTTCATTTGTTTTTCTTTTTGTAATTGCATACACAAGTGTTTTATATGTATTAATACTTAGTATGCTTTCTATATCAGATAAAACATATCTCCAAAACGCTGATTGTCTTATTTCATTACCCATGAATCTAGAACCATAAAAATATAAATGATTTAAATGATCTCTATCAACAGCAATTAATTGATTGTTAGCTGTAGCAACAGTAACTGATTGAAAGTTTGATGGTAAGTAACCTTCAATTCCTAGTGATAACTCAAATGCTGTATTAAATTCTCTACTATCTTGATTCAAATAAATGTATAATCTATGTGCATCCCAGAAATAAATATTACTACCCAGACTAATTGGGTCTACTAATTCAGCTGTTGAGTAAAAGGTAGTTGCTGAAACTTCTGCCGTTAACGGAGAAATTAAATTACTGTCTCCCTTTAATTCAAACTGTACATTAGACTTTGTGTTGATAAATAAATAAGCATTAAAAGGAATCATAGCTGTAATTTCAGCATACGAATTACTTGCCGCTCTAATATCAATTGGATCTGCTGTGGTTATGTTTGATGGATCTTTAATCCATAAATCTTCTAGTACACCTAATTGAGAGGAGAATAAAACATCACCAGCAGCAATAAAAAGTCTATCTCTAAAATTAGCTAATGCTGTTAATTGAACTTGTCTTGCTTCTCTATTAGAATCTAAAAATGGAGATGGTCCTGGATTTGTATCTCTATCGCCAATTGTTCGTGGGGTCCAGTCAATTGGAGAAACGACAAATTTACCATCATTAAAAAGAATACGTTGTGGCATTCTTCTCTTATCAACTATACTGCAGTAGTCTGGTGTTCTAACTTTTTGGGTATATGGTTTACCCACACCAACAACTGCTCCACTAACTTCTGTTTCTGGAAAGGATATAATTCTATAATATCCAGCATCTACAGAAAGATATGGAGATGCACTATAGTAAATTTTTCCTCTACCATTTTGATCATTACCCAACGGGGCGTTAGGATCATAAAGAGAATCTAACATTATCGTAGCTTTATCATTTACTGGAATTGTGGCTAGATTTTTATTTGTAGCTATCCAATCATTTTTATCTGGTGGAAATCTAATTTCTGAGAAGTTTGCAACAGATTGTCCAAGCCATGGTTTATCAAAATCACCATAGATATAATCTTCTACCGGAATTTGCTTGGCTCCAAAGTTTGTATCCCAAAATTCACCATCATTTAGAAGAGTTGTTTCTGGATATAAACGACCTGTTTGTGTTTTCTTCACTTTAACAGATGAAAAATAAGTTACAGCTCTTCCTTGAATATCATCTTCTGAATTCTCTATACCATCTAAGTTTAAAAGTTTACTGTTTTTACCTGATGTAAATCCAGCATATACTTTAGTATTTAACATGATGATAGAAGTACCAACCTGAAGAGACTTTAAAATCTCAGATGCATTACCATCAAAATAAGTTAGATAGGCTCTAGAATATCTAGAGATTGTTCCTTTAGATTTAATTGTATTATATTTTACAAGTGGCGTATCTAAGCCACCCTCTAATAGAGATAACTCATAAATTGGATATCTTAAATCATTTTCAGCAATGGCAGTAGAGCCATCCCACACTAGTACCGGATCGTCGGCATCCCACTGATAGTCTTGTGTTTGATTCGACCAGCGATCATTAGTTAGTTTTATAACGTATAGAAGTTTAGACGTTGCGCTTTGAGCTGCTCTATCAATAATTATTAAATATCTATTGTCAGAGTCTATTGTATACCAAATAAAAGATGGGTCTGCTGTTAGTGGTAGAAATGATAAATCATAATTAGAAGTTGAATTATCTAATACCCTAAAACCAGATCTTTTCTCAATAGATTTTTCTAATGTAACAAAACAATTATCAATTTCCTGTGCTTCAAACGGTGTTCGTTTTGAATCTGGTTGTCTACTTACACCACCACTTAATGAGTAAATGGGGATTGTTATTTTCATAGTGATCCTCGTCTAATAGAATCTGGGTCTGTTCCAAAATATGATGGACGTTTTGCAGCTGCATACGATACATCATTAGACCAGATTGTTCTTTGTTTTGTAGAGATATCATTAGCTCTTGAACGCATACGATCAATCATTTCACGTTGAGCTAGGTAGTTATCAACAGCTGGATCAGCTTGTGTGTATAATTGATACTTACGGGTAGCTGATGATAAGATAGTTCTTTGTGTATTGGTATCTAGTTGTGTGTATGTTAAGAAATTAATTTGTTCAATAGTATAATCAGCAACATCCCACACATCTGTGTTACCAACCATATTCCAAAGCCTTGGTGGATTACCCTCTTGAACACGCGCAACAATATTTAAACCATCTTCGGTTGTGTGTTGTGATAATAATTTAACATCTAATACCCCACCAAAATCGGTGTTTGGATATCCAAGAAGAATATGACCATTATCGTCTGGTCGAACTGTTTTAATAAGTTTGTTATTAGCTAAACCACGTAGTTGATATTCAAGCGATGCTTGATCTAATAAGAATTCAGCAATACCTGTATCAATTCCACTTGCTTCTTGAAGATCCGCAACAAGCGATTCTCCAGAAGCAAGCAGCATCTGATTCACTGCGTCTAGTTTTGTTAAGTATCCCATGTTGTTTACCTTTCTAAAAAGAAAAAAAAACCGGAAGTCCCCTTTCGAGGACTCCCGGCTAGATATATGATCACCCATCCATTACAAGAGTAATAGAAGTGTCCTACACTAATTATGCGTAGGGGAAGGCTGCTGCTGCGCTGTTTACGACTTCTCTGCTGAAGGTTGAGCCGAAGTTGCAACGAAGGCCGTGACGTGCCTTGGTTGCAGCAAGGCCACCAGAGCCAGCTGCTTGGAGGTAGCTTGCTACTGTGTTTCCAGTAGCTGGGGCGGTACCACCAAGGAAGAAGTTTGCGTTTGCTGGTGAAGCTGTTGATGCACCGGCAAAGTTTACTTCAGTAACTTCAGTTGCTAACCAGTTGCTTGCGGTTGGCTTGACAAGAACTGCGGCGCATTCTGGACGAAGAACGCCAGTACCAGCCATCATGCTTGCGACAGTGAAGGTGGTGTTGCGGCGGATATCGTCAAGGGTATCAACCTTGAGACCTTGCAACTTGAGAGATGCAACTGCGTTGCGCTGGAAGAGAAGACCGCATACACCAGCATCACCGAAGTTGAGGTTGTAACGCGCTTCACCGATACCGGAGAAGTTTGAGGTTGGGAGGTGATTGCTCTTGATGATACGAACACCCATGTACTCAAGTGAGTCCGTGAGACCGTTCATACCTTGTGCAAGAGCGGCACCAAGACCGCCAGCCTGAGCAACGCCACCGAACATTGGTTGCATGTTGAAGGTTTCGGTTGATGCACGTGCAACACCAAGCGCACGGATGTCTTGGAATGCGCGTGGTTCGACAGCGAGGTAAACGCCATCGGTTGGTGCGTTGATCGTCTGTAGGTATACAACGAAGTCTTCGCAAGCTTGGAGAGCTAGGAGAGCTGCGTTTGCGCGATCTGCTGAGGCGGAAGCTGAACGACCGAGGTCGAAGAACTTACCATTTAGGAAGACTGGACCAGATGGAAGTGAGCGTGGATCATCTGTGTTTAGAAGGGTAACATCAGTACCAACCCATCCGGTGCTAACGAAGCTGATATCTTCAGCTGCTGCTCTTGCAACGTAAGCAGCAATCTGCTTATCACGTGCGTTGGAAAGGGTGAGACCAGCTTGACGTGCAAGCTCAGAGCGGAATTCCCACTGAGTTTGCATGAGGTCAACGTTGTCGATTTCGAAGTGAGCAGCAATAGGACGCTTGTCAAGTTTGACAGCGATTGTTGCTGACTTGCTATCATCGGTTGAACCGATAAGTTCCTTACCAGCTACCCATGCAGCGTTGAGACTGACGGTACCTGTGATTGGGAATTCCATAGCAACGCCGTTGCTGATGGTCTTTGAATCAACGATAGACTCGAACATATTGTACTCGTCGTATGCGTGAATAGTTTCACCGGACCAGATCGAAAGCCAGAGCTTGTTAGCACCAGCGATTGGGCCTGCGATACCCGCTGCTGTGTCTGTTCTGTATGGTAAATTGTCTGCAGTAAT